TTTAACACCCTTGCTCTTAGCACGAGCAACAAGGTCGCCCTTATTCATCTCTCTTGCTTTATAATACAAAAACTCAAGATACTCAGGAGCGTCAGGATTCTGCGGATTAATCAGATGCTTAAACCTACCAGATGAATAAAGTTCATTCATAGTTGGCATAAGATCATTATAATCTTCATGTACCTGCCTAAGCTGGTTCTGAGATTTCTCCAGATTGTTGTATCTTTGTTGCTCCTCAATTCGTGCCAACCTATCTTCGTTAGCACGTGTAGCGGCTTGAGCTTGTTTTTCCGCTACCGTCCTTACAGCTTCATAAGGATTATTCTTTACGCCTTCTTCAAACATATCTTCAGGTCGAACATCATCTGGCTTAGGCTGCTGATTAATCTGCTCTAACCTTCCGTCAATTTTTGCGAAACGTAAGTCAGACTCTTGTTTCAACCGATTGGCATAAACTCTTAGGTTTTCGTAGGAACCCTTGAGTTTATCATAATTGCCACTCCATTGATCGTCTGGTACTTGAGCTTCTGCTTCTTGCTCGACTTCAGGTTCAGCTGCTTCTTTTATCTGCTGTTCTTCCTGTACTTCCCCCTCAGTTTCTTGAGCTGGTCTAGGTTCAACAATTTCAAGGTTGGGGTCTGGAAACTGCGACTCGCCTTCAATTATTTGGCCTTCATCAGTTGTCATTTCACCGTGTTCGTCTACCATTACGTCCTCCTTTTAGGAGCCTGTGCCGAGCCACTATTGGTTGTCAGATTCAGGTTGTCCAGTTATTGATTGCAATTCTTCATCAATTTCGTTTAAGGCAATTTCAGATTCATTAGCTCGATTAACAAGATCATCGAGATAATGTATTAATCCACGAGTTGTCCTAATTTGCCCTTGAATATACCTTACAGATTCAATACTAGGCATAGTATCTTCACCGTATTTAATATTCGTAGGGATTGAGAGCTTGTTGATTAATGATTCTTCTTCTGCCTTTAACTGATTTATAATCAAATCTTTATAATCTTTATTCTTAACTAATCTCTTTGCTCTAATAGCTAGAGATTGCTGTGCAATTATTTCTTCTCTTTGTTCTCTAAGCCATTCTGTTCTACCCCTGTTGTCCATTTCCATTCGTTCCCCCTTGTTGACCTTGCATCATTTGTTGTTGCTGCTGCTGCTGTTGCTGTTGTTCCTGTTGCTGCTTTTGCATACCCATCATCTCTGCGTACTGATTGTTATTAAAATATCTTTCTACATCCTTGAAATCAAAATCTTTCAAGAAATCACCAATAAGATTATTAACCCTAAACGCCTGTGGGTATGCCTGTATAAAAGGCATTAGAGTCTGAAAAACCATAGCTCTGTTATTCTGTCTTTCAGATTTAGTTACCTTTTCACTTACGCCAATCTTCTTGTAATCATATTGACGCTCGAAATCATCAACACCAAGTTCAGCGAAGTTGTAAGGTTTATTAGTTACACGAACTACCTTTTCTTCTGAAGTAAACTCACGATTGTAATTCATCATTAGATTAAGAAGTGGCTTCAACACATAGGCTTCTTGTAGCTTAATCTTAGCTGCTATTCTATTTGAAGAATACTTATCAAGGAAGTTCACACCTGTAGCTGTCTTGGTAAACGCTTTACCGAAGTTAGACGAACCCTGACCAGCGTTTATTGTCGCAGTAGTATTCTGAATATCAAACTCTACCTGACCAATCTCCTTATAAGAGGAGCTTGTAACTTCAGGTGGTGGCAATTCTCTTAGACCATTTATATCGTTAGCCCAAATGATTCCACCTGGCTTGGAATAGATAGACCGATGATTAACACCAGCTGTCCTATCTACGATGAACATACGATTCAAAGCCATGTTAGCTTGATCTAGCCTTGCGTTCCTAAGAGTTGTTGCTTCATGGATAAGCGATTCAATCATTTCAATCTCGCCTATGCCATAGAACTCACCGTTCACAGGATAATCAACTCCAGCTACAAATGGTTTCATCTGACCTGGAACTGGATTTTCTTCGCATCTAATAACGATATTAAACTTATTCGCTATTGTAATAACGTATGGTACTGGAGCCTTACCAGCTTTAGGACTAAACATGCCCCACCATTCGATTATCTCTATTTTCTCAAGACCTTTAGATGTTCCGTCTTGATCTAACGCTTCCTTCTTTTCGTTATCCTCACTAGACGGTGTGGCATCTGTTTCTATGTCACCATCTGCATCAGAGATAGCGGCATATAGCTTATCTAAATTTATGTAATAGCCTTCATCTTCATCTACTTTAGGGTTCTTCTTTTTCTCGTTTTCTTTTAAATCCCAATAACTCTTTGTTACCCGATGAGCGCAATCAAAGTCCTGTATGTTAGGACTCGTAGCTCTCCAATCTGGATAGAAATCTGTAATAGGAATAGGCTGGAAATCAGGATTGTCATAATACACTTCGTATTCTTCTACGATCTTAGGCATCTCTACATCAAGATCATCGTCATAGACTAGCTTCCTACGCTTTACTTTACGTTCTTTAGTTACCCAAGGAACCTTAGCTACTGAAGTACCGTACATAAGAAGTGGATTAAGGTACGAATCATACTTCTCATAGATACCCATCTCATCTAATTGCTGATCTATATACTGTGACATTATCTCAGCTGGTTCTTCATCTTCCATGTTACGCCCTGCTAGCTGTAGATAAGGTTTCTCATTAAATATTGTTTCAAGTATCTGTGGTTTAATTGTTTCTATCTGTTGGAACGCATAAGGAGGTTTAAGATTTGCACGTTGAAACGCAGGAGTATTCTCATACTTATGCTGTTTAGCTAGATAGATATTATAAAACCGATTGAACTTTTCAAAGTATGATTGACAAAAAGATTTAGCGTTAGTCATCCACCAAGCTACATGTTTCTCAGCTCGCTCAATCTTTATATTTGTTTTAACATCTGCCATAGTTTATCCTTAACTTGTAGATTCAAGAAAGCCTGTATATGGATTAATAGTCATTCCATCATCAAGATCATCTTCTGGTGGTCCATCAAATGTTCCAAGTAGTTTAGCCTGTTCCCACGCAAGCGCATAAGCCATGACGATATCATCATGCGCTCCTGATTGAGCATTATAAGAACCAGTTTCTTCACGGATATATACAGTAGCTTCTTGCATGAACCTTGCACTATTAGACAATGATCTACCATCACGCAAAGCTGATTTAAGATTATTGATTATAGTTATCTTACTATCCTTAGATGTGTGGAATCCAACCTTCTTTGTAGGCTGGGCTGTTCTTTCGTCAATAGTCCTTCGTTTGTATAAGTTACCATACATCTTAACAAGTGTCTGTAAGACGGCATGTCCGATGTTGTTAACTTCACAGCATATATGCGCTTGGTTATAATACTTTCCTGCCCTGAATAACCATCGTCCGAACAAGTCGGGTTCCAACTGGAACTGACCTTCTGCAACCACTCGCCCATTTTTACACCTGACGATGACGACTGCTCCAAAATCCTTACCGATTCCCTCAGAAGGGTCAGCTCCGATTGCATATACCTCCCCTGGAAGTGGTTTCTCCCACACCCAAAAATCAGACAAGTCATCATCTTCAGCTTTTACATTTAAACCATCTTCAACCAAACTAAGCTTGAAGGCTGGGTCGCATTTATTCTTATTCAGTCTGTTCAAGATACCTTGAGTAAAGACTTGATTACGTCCAGATAGAAAACAACTAATTTCATCAGTAGGATATAAGCGATTAAATTCTTCTTCATCACTATTCATATCCTCAATCTTCCATTTTCGCCACATCAACTGCTGGTCGCTAAGACCATATAGATCACGTTGTTCTTCTTCTTTAATATTCCAAGATACATCATCTGGAACATTAATTAAGTGTTCGGGGTAATGTTCGAACCACGGGAAAAAATGTTTCCTATAAGTACCCTTACCTTTGATAGCACTTTGGTATTGATGAAAGAAGTAACCTCCCATACCATTAGGAGTAGTTTCCATAATAATACGACCAGTATCAGGAATAGATTCAGTAGATTCCGTAATACGCTGCTCGTCAATGAACGCTGCTTCTGATATATGGAGGTATTTAAGGGTATATCCTTTAAAGTCATAGGCCACCTTTACGGCTGAGTCCTTTTCATGCCAGACCAACTCGTTCTGGTTATTCAAATCAGTAGTAAGATTTATTAACTGACCCCAATCCTTCATGAACAAACGGTACGTTCTACGCACCATTCCAAAGATTTCCTTAACTCGTTCCCTTTTATCAGCCATAATACCGCAATGAGAACCAGCTTCAAATACAGACTTATCAAAAGCTTCGACACAGGCAAACGTAGTAAATCCAATTTGCCTAGACTTTAGAATTAAATCTCTATTGCTTCTGTTTTTCCAGAAACGCATCTGTCCTTTGTTTGGAACAAAGCTAACTACTGCGCCATCTTTATTCTTTACCTTATAAAGATTGCGTAGTCGTTCCTCTGGTCCAAGACTCATGCATCCAGAAATAAACTTATTGGATGCTTCCTCCATAGAAAGGCCAGACAAACTATTTAGAAGTGCTTGAAATTTCTTTGTGTATGCCATTTAGATAATGTTCCAATGCTTTATCAAGGTTCCACATCTTATCTGCGCCACGATTAATCAGCTTATCGTTCTTTAAAGCTGAGTACATTGGCCTCTTTACCGTACTAGCTAGTGTTTCAGTTGGAACTATATCTATCTTTAAACCAAGTTTTTCCATAATCATAACTGTAAAATCGTACCAAGTAACAGCAGTATTATTAGTTACATGAAACAAACCACGCATATCCTTTTCAATCATGTGATCTATTTGCTGTACTAAATTATATGTATACGTTGGAGTAACTGTTTGATCGTCTACAACAGTAACATGACCATCCTTAGACTTCTCTATCATCATCTGAGGAAAGTTATATTTCTTAGCTTTGCATTTGTATTTACCGAACAATGCAGAAACTCTAGCTATAATGTAGTTGTCGCAATGAGAAGCTACGAAATGCTCCCCAGCAAGTTTTGTAATGCCGTATGTATTCGTAGGACTAGGCAACACCGTTTCTTTATATGGTGAACCTTTTTCTCCCTTGAAAACATAGTCGGTAGAAAAGTGAACTAGCTTCGCTCCAATTTTCTTAGCGGCAATAGCTAGGTTTCTAGGTCCAAGCGCATTTACTTTAAACGCCTCATCTGGATTTATTTCACAATCACCAACTACATGATAGGCAGCGCAATTAAAGATTACCTTCGGCTTTAACTCGCATACCGCATCAATTACATCAGGGTCGGTAATAGATATATGTGAATGTTTCAGCCCGATAGAAGAAGGATACTTATTATAAATCTCCTGACCGAGTTGACCTGTAACACCTAGTATTAGATACATTCGTAGGATTTCCTCTCAACGCCAAGAACTACACCGCATTTATCAATAGTCTGCATCCATTTGATATTGTAGTTTTCATGCTCGTTCCAAGGTAAGCCAGCTTCTTCACATGTCATAATGTGAGCTATGATTTCTTTGATAGCCTGACGTAGAGTTTTCTTAGGAACCCAACCTATTCTCCTGATCTTCTCAGAAGTCACACGATACGTTCTAATACCAGTTTCATTCTCGTTAAGCTCTAGCTCACACGGATATCCTATCTTTATAAGCTCATCTCTTACAATGATTGCCAGTTCAGACACACGAATATTAAAAGTAGATACGTTATAAACGCCTTCCATATCCGTAACAGCTGCCATGATGTAAGCCTGTACAGCGTCCATTACCTGTACCATTGGCCTCCACATTTGCCCGTTGTAATTAAGCTTCAACTTGCCCTGTGTAATGCCACACATAATCATTGTATTAACTACTAAATCCCATCTCATACGAGGTGAGTATCCAAACACAGTACCTTTCCTCAATGCCACCACCTTGAACTTCTCATCTGCAAGGGGAAAGATTTTGTTTTCCGCATCCAGCTTAGATTTGCCATAAGCTGCCTTCGGATAGACTTCGCAGTTTTCATCGAGTAAGATATCTGAGGATTCGTCAACCAATCCCCTGTCGTATATTGAACAAGAAGATGCCAGAACATACTTTCTGACTCCT